CGCAGGCCGGAAGCAAGGTCGAGCCATTCCGGCGTGGCGGTCAGGTTCAGGCGGATCATCAGTAAGCCTCGATATCGTTGATCAGGGTTGCGGTGCACATGCGGGCGGGGCTGGCGGCCTTGGCCGCCTGCCAGTCGAAGGTGGCCTGCACGCCCTGCGGTCCGGAAATCTCGATCCGCGGGCGCGGCAGGTAGACGGCGTGCACGGTGAAGGTGAAACTCTCGCCCGAGGGCAGGACGTAGGCGAATTCCAACTCGCAGGCCTCGCCGTTGATCGCCTGCGTCACCAGCGTCTGGTCGGCGAAGCGGACCTCGATCCGGCCGGTCAAGGCGGCGATGGACGGGTCCGCGCCATCGATCTTGCCGTCGCTGCGGATGGTCTCGATCCGGTCGAGGTTGTTGGCATAGGTGATCTCGGCCGAGACCACGTTGCCGAGGGCGGTGCCGTTGCGGGTGATCGCCCCGTTGAAGTGGCCAAACCGCTTCAGCGCCAGATCAGCGGGCGTGCCTGCGCTGGTCGTCGTCGCAATCGTCTCGCCCTGCGCCACCAGCCGTGCCGTCGCGGTCAGCAACCCGGAGCGCTGCACCTGCCACGACAGCTGATCCAGCACGCAGCCGGAATACATCGCGAACCGCGGCACCTCCGGCATGCCGGTCTCGATCGACATGCTGGGAAGCGTCCAGGACCCCGACTGGAACTCGTGGGTGTAGGGGCCGACGCCGGTGGTCACCGGATCGCCGAACGCCGCCTTCAGCCAGAACCCGAAGCCTGAAGCGTCGAGCGGCACCACGACATCGCCGTCGGCCGTCACCGCGTCCTTGATCGGCGCCAGCGGATCGCGGCCGTAGCCTAAGAGCTCCGAGTTCAGCAGCGGCTGCTCCGCGCCGAGCGAGGTGCTGGCGAAAGGCATGCGGGTGAAGCCGCTCGCGGGCGGCGTTCCATAGGTCGTCTCGAACGCAAGCGCCATCAGCGCCCGCGCCCCCTGGGCTCGTGCCATGGTGGTTTCTCCTGTATGTTGAAACGGATGAGCTCCGGGAGGGGCCGAAACTCGAAAAAAGGCAGAGCTGAATGATGGACGATGAGTATCCCCCCACCGGGGCCGGTGGCCGCTCGCATCTCGGCGCAGGCTCGCGCATCACGGGCGAGCTGTACTTTCCCGGCACTGTCGAACTGCCCGGTTACGTCAAGGGGCGCGTGGAAGCGTCCACGATCGTCATCGAGGAAGCCGGCGAGGTCGAAGGTGAACTCCACGCCGCCCAAGCGCGCGGGTGACTGGCGAAATCACCTACGAGAGCCTGAGCATCGAGAGCGGCGCGCAGGTTGAAGGGAAGTGCAGGCCCCGACCTTATTCCAACGACGCAAAGCCGGTTGATCAGGCCAAGGGATCGACCGTGGAATAGTGCAAGACCACCGGGATGACGGCGGCCTTCAGGCTGGCCGCGCCCTCCACGGGCAGATCGACCGGGCGCGGCGCTTCCGCCTCGGTCCAGTCGCAGAGGCCGCCCAGCGTGCGGTCGGCGGCGAGCGCCGCGCCAATGCTGGCGGTCAGCGTGTCAAAGGCAGCGTCACGGTTGGCGCCCTGCACGACCGCCTCGATCTCCGCGCGGTGCTGGTAGTGATAGCGCAGGGGTGACAACGTGACCTCGGGCTCCCCCGGCTCGCCGTCGCGCAAGATCAGCAGCCCCTCGGCCGGAACGCGCTCGGGCAGCACCTCGCCGCGCATCGCGGCGGCGGGCAGCGCCGAGAGCCGCGCGTGCAGCGCGGTGAGGATGGTTTCGCGGGGGGTGGGCATTTGCTACTCTAAAGCCGGAGGCGGGTTTGAGCCGGAAAGTGTCGCTGCGTTTTATAGCGAAGTCCGTGCACCCGGCGCGGAAGGAGTAATCTGTGTTCGCAAGTAGTTCGAAGGTTTGGAAATGAACGCTGACGAGTTGATGGCGAGACTTGCCTTGGTTCCCAAGGAAGGCGGCGAATACCGTGTTACCGCGCGCGAGAGCACAGACCTCGAATTAAAACGCGACATGGCGCTTCCAACCTTTCGTAAAGCGCTCAAGACCATCGCTGCCTTTGCCAACAAAACCGGTGGGCACATCGTGTTCGGGGTTTCCGACAATCCTCGACTGCTCGTTGGTCTAGGAGGCAACGTCTTGGATGAAGGTCGGCAGTCTGAACAAATCTCGCAGGCAATCTCGCCTATGCCGACGACGCACTTCGTCACGGTCGATATCCATGGTCGGGTTCTTGGGGTGCTGATCGTCGACCCACTCCCAAAACCGCCTTCTATCGCTATCCGTGACATAGCGGGCGCTCAAGGCACAGACCCGGTTCTGAGAAAGGGCACGGTTTACACTCGTCGAAGAGGACAGACCGCCCCGATTACCGGTGAAGAGTTCTCGCAACTCCTGCTCTCACGAGACGAGAAGACCCGAAGCGAAATATTCACCTACCTAAGTCGTGGTCGCGACATTGGGTTTGATCAGGTCGTCGTGGCGGACCCAAGAAGCGGCATTGAGGATGATGGAAAAGAAATGACTTTCTATCTGCCTGCGACTGCCGCAGCGGATATGAACGTGATCGACAAAGGGACATTGGTGCAGGAAGGCGGTTCACCTGCCTACAAGCTTGTAGGAAACGTCCAGTTGTCTACGCCTGCCGATAGAGACCCGCGCAATCCCAAGCGCCCTACCGATGCGGTAGAAGAAATGCGTCCGCCTATTGCGGAGGTCTTTGGCGCTGACTTCCCTTGGTCGTATTCGCATCTTCGCAAGGCGGCGGATCATCTCGGTTTTTGGGATCAAGCAGAAGGGGACAAGACACATACAGGCGTGGAGCCCATCACTGGAACCACATTGTATTACGCTAAGGGACGCGAGGCTGTAGCCCAGTTCGCGAAGCAGACCCCCGACGACTTCGTGGAAGTGGTCGGCTCACAGAAGACACAAGAGGCATGGAAGAGAACGCAAGCCCCAGCTGCCGAAGAGGGGGACGGAGAGTGAAGGGTTGCGTCATTAAACCGAGCATCCGCAGCGAAAGTCAGTAAGGTCCGTGAAGCGGGCATCACCCCAATCGCCCTTCCACCCACTTCGCCACGATCAGCCCCGGCACACCGTCCACTGCGCGCTCTGCATCCCGCGCTAGGTCCAACCGCTTTGGCAGCTTGACCTGCGGCACCAGCAGGAAGATCGGCGCGGTCACCTTGCCGCGCCCGGTCTTCGAGCGCGACACCACCGCCTGGCCCTTCGTGTTCAGCCGCCCCTCCGCCACCAGCAGGCTTGGCCCCGTGCGACGATAGACGAAGCGCAGGCGCATCCCGCGCCGTCGTTCCCATTCGCCGGGGGTGATCCGGCCGCCGCGCAGGGATTTGCCCGCAGCAGGCAGCGGGATCGCCAGCCAGAACCCATCTTTCGAGCGGATCAGCGGCCCGGTATCATGCGCGCCGATGATCACCGGCGCCTTGGACCAGACCAGCGCTGCGGCGTTCAGGCTATCGCCCGACCTCGGGAAGGTCTGGCTGCGGATCGAGTTGGCGAGCCGGGTGCCAAGCCCCGCACCGGTGATCTGCCCACGCCATGCGGTCTTCAGCCCCGTCCCGGCCTCGCGCATAGCGGCCGTTACCGCGCGTTCGCCCGCCGCCACCTCGGCTGCCATCATCGCGACGATGTCGGGATCGATATCGAGCTTCAGTTTCATGCTGGCCTCAGATCCACGGTCCAGACCAGCCGCTCGCGGTCGCGGACGGGCTCGCCCTGGATGAGGAAGGCGTCCCCGTCGATCTCGATGCGGTCGCCGGGGCGCGGGGCTGGAACCTCTGCCACGCGCAAATCGATCCGGGTGGTTTCCGACCAGAGCCGCGCGTCGCCAAAACTGGTGACCTCATCCGCGCGGCGGGTGACCACGCGGACGACGACCGGGCTGCCGCCATCCGCAATATAGACAGCATCGCGGGCCATGTTTGGATCGCCGAAGAGCGTGTCGATGACGGCGGCAAAGATGGACATGAGCGGCAGTCCTCAGTTCGAGCTGTGCAGGCGGATCGCCAGCCGCGGACGCTTGTTCACCGGAAGGATCGAGCTTTCCGTCATCAGATCAATCCAGCGGCCCTTGGCGTCGATCATCTGGCGGGCATAGAGCGGCAGGCCGACGGTGTTGGCGGTTTCCAGCAGGTTGGCCGGTCCGCCATAGGTGGTGAATGTGTCGAAGGTACCCATCGGGAAGGCGATACCCTCGCCAGTGGGGATCAGCCGCTCCGAGGTGCCGTTCGAAAGCGTGACCGAGCCATTGTATTCCTCGAACAGGATGCCCGCGAAGGGAAAGGCGCGGCGCATGTCCTCGCGCAGCGGCTGGCCGCCGGTGGCCGAGAAGAACTTGTAGGCGTCTTCCGTCTTGGGGTGGCTGATCAGCTTGTCGAAGAACTCCGAGCTGACCAGCGCATGGGCCGTGGTCATGGTCTCGCCCAAAAGGTTGTCCTCGATCGCGCGCAGCACGT